TCTAATTCAAAATTAATCAATTCTGCATCATCAAATCCTTGTGTGTATAAATGAACAATAGCAATCTTTTCTAATTCTGCTACAATGATTTTTTGTAATCTTTCAATCGTTCTTGCAAATCTCACATCTTCTGCAGCCAATGTAGCCTTTGAACCTACATTCTCATCATACCCAAGAAACGCTTTCGGTATTTTCAACGCCGCCATCATTTTATTTCTCAAGTATTCCACATCTTCAATCGCACCATCATTACCCAAACCAGGTAAAGTATCTATATTCGTTCCACTATCTCCACCACGAACAGGTAAGTAATAATCTTCTGTGATGGATTCCATATTGTATTTTAAATTATATTCACCATTTGCATTCATCACAGGTGTCTTTTTCATTTTACCAATGATTTGTTGCATAAAATTATCCACTTCATTTGGTGGTATGTTTCCAATATCTACTTTGAATATTCTTTTCTCTGGTGCTCTCATCATTCTATGAATCAACATAGCATCTTCCATAAGAGTTAATTGTTTAAATACTCTTCTTGCACCCTCTAACATTGACTTACCATAAGGTAAATAATTTGTATCTGCCATATTTCTGAAGTGAGCTACTTCATAATTTTCGTGAATATCATTTGGTTTTGAACTACGTCTTGTTTCTGAATATTGTTGAACTTCAAATTGGACTAATTTAGGATTACTTGGGTCATGTCCTTCTAATCTATTCACTTCATATACTGAAAGAGGTTTTACATTAACAACTCCATGTTTATCCAATATATCTAAATGTAAATAAAAATCACCATATTTAGTCATATTTCTAATATAACTCCAAAGGTTAAATTCTATGTTCATTATATCATAAAATAAGTTATGTAAAATTTTATGGACTTTTGGATTGTCGGTTTTAATTTTTAAAATTCTGTTTTCAATATTATCAACCGTAGATTCATCACAATAGATGTCTAATGCTGATGAGATGATTGGGTCGGCGTCCATTAATTCATAATCTCTAAATAATTCTTTACGAGCCACATCATATGCATTAGCATTTTGTTTAGCTTGATATGATGAACCACCATATCCACTTGAATTAATTCTATTGTATCTATCAATAAAATTAGATGTTAATGCAGTTTGAGAAAACTCGACATCTTTGACTTTTACTTGTCCATCGTCTGTTTTTCTAACTACGATTTGATTTTGAAATAATTTTCCTAATCTCGTTAATATATTTTCGTCTGCCATTTTTTACCTCTTATTTAATTAACCAAGTTAAATCTTCTTTTTCACCAGTTCCTATATCCATTTCATATGGATTCTTTTGATTCCCAACAGAACCTACTCCGAAACCTGCAGCGTGTTCTGATTTATTTCCATTTGACTTCAACATTGAGTTCATTGTTGCCCATTGTTGGTCATTTTTATCTTTCTGTAATCTTAGAGCCGTATCTCTAACCCAAAGGGCTATTGAATAAGACATAACCAAGTCATCGTTATAACCTTGCATTGCTTCTGCTTTTGATTGTGAAACTCCACTCTTATATATAAATACAAACAATTCATCAATTAATCTATTTGAGTGAATCTTCACTAATTTTTCTCTTGTATATTCTTCCATTTTGGCTATCACCAATGGACGAGTTTTTGTAGTTGTTGAAAAACCAGGCACCATATTTCTGTCTTGTGCTCTATACTTATTGTTTATCTGATGTTCAACATCAACCACTTGTAAATCTTTTGATTGGTAAAATAAATTCTTATATCCTCTATCTATGATGGTTTGTATTGTAGCCCAACCAATGTTGTTGTTCTCAACTACCAATAACGCATCATTGTATTTTGTTGCAACTTCAATTAAGAAGTTTCCATAGTCCGTTGTGCTTAATTGTCCTTTATATTCTGCAACTTGTTCCATATCTTCAACTTCAAACACTTGACAAGCTGAGAAATCCGTTCCATCACCACGAGCCACATCAGCAACCACTATATATTCTTTTGTATAATCAGGTTGTCTAAATACCCAAAATCCTCTATCCATTCCTAATTCTTCAATTGGTGATTCAATCATTTCATCTTTATACCATTGTAAAATCTGTGGGTCTACTACTGATTGTCCACTTGATAGAAAGTCTGTATCACATTCTTGTGCAGCTTGTGAAGGACCTAAAATTTTATCTTGTTCTTTTCTCCACTCTTCAGTTCTTTCAGGATGGTCTGTCCAATGTAATCTAATGGTGTGAAATTCATTTGAACCATCTTCGGCACCCATCCACTGTTTATGAAACCAATTACCCACACCATTAGGTGTTGACAACGCAATACATCCACCACCCGTTGCAAGTGTTTGTTGAGCAGCTGTCCATATGGTATCAATCTTGTCAATAAACGCCGCCTCATCAATTATCAAAAGAGATAGGGCTTCTGAACGACCAGCTGATTCATTTGAAGCGATTGCTTTAATTTGTGAACCATTTTTAAATCTTAATGATAATTTATTTATCTCTTCTGTGCCAGTTTTTAACCATTGAGGTAATCCCTCATACATTACTCTTACCTTTGTAACAAGGTTTTTAGCAGTTTCTTTACCAGTAGCAATAACCAATACGTTTTTATCATTGTGAAATAACATCAACCATAAAGAATATCCAGCTGATAAAGTAGATATACCTAATTGACGAGCTTTAAGAATTATATTATATCTATTGTCCTTGAACTCTGTCAAACATCTTTCTTGAAAAGGATATAAGTCAAACTTAACTTTACCTTTTGTAGGATGTTGAATCGTACAATACTTTCTCATAAAATGCACAGGGTCTGATGCACATTTCAAGTATTCTCTTTGTATGGCTTGTTTTAAATCACTCACTTTATTTGTCCTGCTAAAAATACTGAACCACTTGTTAATACAACTCCACCAAAAAACCAAAGATATTTATTCTCATGCCATTTTGGTTTTATGGTTTTAATCATATCTTCTTTGATTTTAATTTGTACTTCACAAAGTCTTACTGATTCTTCATAATCCATAGTAAGTTTATCGTAGTCTTTAATTTGACTTTCTAAATTCGCATAAGCACTTTCACAAGTTTCTCTTTTAAATTCAAGAGCTTTTATGTTACTAAACATATTTTGAACTTCTTCTTCTGAAAAACAAGTTCCTTCACAAATGTCTTGTGTGAATGAAAAACTTAGTAATAATATCAATAGTAATTTAATAACCACTTCTACCTCCTCTTCCACCACCCATACCACCAGTTCTTCTTTGAGTTTGAGTTCTTTGAGTTTGATTTCTTTGAGTTGAAGTTCTTTGAGTCGTTGTTGTTCTTCTATTCCTATTCATATTATTCTGTTGTTGTGTTCTTGTTTGAGTCTGTGCTCCTCTATTTCTTGTTCTTCTTCCTCTTGTTTGACTCATACCATTTGTTCTGTTTCTACTACCATTAGGAGGAACAGTAGTTACAACAACTGAGTTATCATTCGGCCCCATTGAGTGTTCTGTCATTATAGTTCCATCTTGATGTTGATGTAATCTTGCCCCTATACTGACTAAATTACCATTTGGTAGATAATATCTTGGTGTCGCTGGAGCTGTAAACAATCTCGTAACTGGATTTTCATCACCAACAGCAGTTTGTTGTTGAGTAGGTTGAATTGTTGATTCCGAAGCTAACACCAATAATTGTCCACCTGGACCAACACCATCAAATCCTTCCAATGCACCAGTAGTTGTTGTATAAAATTCACCCGATTGAGTTTTCAACACTGGTCCATTATAAGGTTCACCAGTTGATTTTATAACATATTGTCCATTATGTCCTGGTTCGTGTGGCATTATTTTTTCTCCTTGCTAAAGTTTTTTAAGAAATCAGATGCTTCTTTTTTAGAAACTTTCTTTTTCTTATATTTTTTGTTTTTAATTTTATCAAGTTCTTTTTTCTTTTTTTGTAAACTTTTTTTAGTTTGTTTTTGTGACTTCTTTTTTTCCTTTAATATATCAGAAACTTTTTTAGATTGTTTTTTCAATCCTTTAACTTTCTCATCTTTTCTACCTGCACTTTTACCAGATAGAAATGCAAA